CTCGTAGGGCATCCTTTTTAGCACGAATGGGCAATATGCCTGGCGCTGAGATGAAAGATGGAAAGCCTACCCGACTTTTACTTTCTCTTAGAGCTTGGGGCGCAACGTCCAAGGAAGACGCTAAAGCTAAGGCTAAAGCGATCTCTAAGAGGAATATGAAGTGAGACCAGTATCTGTCGGACTTAACCCAACAGCCGCAACGCTGACAACTGTTTATACAGTTCCTACGGGTTATTACGCCAAGTTTACTGTCATGTATATCCACAACACTGGTGGAAATACAAAGAGCATTACTGTCCAATGGTATGACTCAAGCACTGCAACAACCTTGGATATTCTTACTGCATATCCTTTAGCTTCTAAAGAATACCTTGAATTTAATGGTGTTGCTTACATGGTTTTAGAAGAAGGCGATAGGATTCAACTTACTACTGAAGCGGCTAGTTCCTTCAGTTTTATTGCAACATTTGAGGTTAATGGAGCGCAACGAACATGACCTACTTAGAACTTGTTAACGATGTGTTGGTTCGCTTGCGTGAAAGCACAGTATCTACTGTTGGCGAAACAACCTATTCTTCTTTGATTGGCAAGTTTGTCAATGATGCTAAACGTCAGATTGAAGACTCTTACAACTGGAATTGCCTTGCTCAAACAATTACAGTAACAACTACTAGTGGTACAAGTTCCTATGCTTTGACAGGTGCGGGACAGAAGTTCCGTGTCAATGATGCTCTGAACACAACCAGTTTGATTGGTCTTCGCAATATTGAGTTTGTGGACATGAACCGCAAACTAAACCTTGCTACACCTTCACAATCTATTCCTTCAGAGTTCTGCTTTAGCGGTGTAGATGGTAATGGCGACACAAAGGTTGACCTGTTCCCTGTTCCTTCTGGTGCTTTTACTCTGTTGTTTGACCTGACTATCCCACAAGCTGCTTTGTCTGCTGATGGCACATCTGTCAAGGTCTTGGACTATTTAGTGACTCAGAGTGCGTATGCTCGTGCTTTGATTGAGCGTGGTGAAGATGGTGGAACAAACTCTGCCGAGGCTTATGCCTTGTTTAGAGGAATGCTCTCTGATGCGATTGCATTGGAGTCCACTCGTTATCCTGAAGACAACTTTGTGGCGGTCTAATGGCATCAGCACTTCAAAGTTACAGTCTCTCAGCACCAGGCTTTTATGGCCTGAATACTGAAGATTCGCCTCTCGATTTGGGGTCGGGTTTTGCCTTGGTTGCAACTAATTGCATATTGGATCAGTATGGTCGTATTGGTGCTAGAAAAGGTTGGTCAAGGGTTAACTCTTCCTCTGGGAATCTAGGTGCTAACGATGTTGGTGTTATCCATGAGTTAGTTCAGAATGATGGGACTTTGACAATTCTATTTGCTGGCAACAACAAGATATTTAAACTTGGTACTTCTAACGCTGTTACTGAGTTGACCTATGGTGGTGGCGGTTCTGCTCCTACCATCTCAGCAAGTAACTGGCAATGTGCATCCTTGAATGGCATTGCATACTTCTTCCAAACTGGTCACGATCCTTTGATTTATGACCCCGCAGTAAGTACAACTACTTATCGCAGAGTCTCTGAGAAGTCTGGCTATGTGGCTACTGTTCCGCAAGCCAATATTGCTATTTCAGCATTTGGTCGCTTGTGGGTAGCTAATACATCTACTGACAAAGTAACTGTTACCTTCTCTGATCTGATTGCAGGTCATGTATGGGGTGGTGGCACTTCAGGCTCATTAGATGTTTCTCGTGTGTGGCCTAATGGTGCGGATGAAGTCATGGGCTTGGCAGCACACAATGATTTCTTGTTTATCTTTGGTAAGAAGCAGATTCTTGTTTACTCAAATGCTTCTACACCCGCATCTCTTGTTCTGAGCGACACAGTAGGCTCTATTGGGTGTATCGCAAGGGATACGATTCAAAGCATTGGCTCTGACGTTGTTTTCTTGTCAGACTCAGGTGTTCGCTCTTTGATGAGGACTATTCAAGAGAAGTCTGCTCCTTTGCGAGACCTATCTAAGAATGTTCGTTTCGACTTAGCATCATCTTTGGCGGGTGAAACTCTTGCTAATCTGAAGTCTGTTTACTCAGAAAAAGAAGCCTTTTATCTACTTGTTTTACCTGCTACTTTGCAAGTCTATTGTTTCGACACAAAGCAAAACCTACAAGATGGTTCTTCCCGTGTAACTAAATGGGACAATATTTCCCCAACAGCACTCAGATCATTGCGTAATGGAGACTTGTACATTGGAAAGAATGGCTACATTGGTAAGTATGGTGGTTATCTTGATGATTCTTCTTCTTATCGATTCTTGTACTACACAAACAATGCTGACTTAGGAAACCCTAATCAAATTTCCATTCTCAAGTCTATTACTGCCATTGTTATTGGTGGCTCTAATCAGTTCCTCACAATCAAGTGGGCTTTTGACTACTCAGGCGCTTATCAGTCAGAGAACGTCTTTATTCCACCTCAAGGCTATTACGAGTATGGGGTTGGAGAATATGCAGTTGCAGACTACTCAAGCGGTATACCAATTAAAGCATTGACAAGTAATGCTTCAAGTGCAGGTAAAATTGTACAAACTGGTTACGAAGCCACCATTAACGGCACTCAGTTGTCAATTCAGAAAATTGAACTTCAAGCCAAAGAAGGCAAGATAGGATAAATATGAGCAATTATTCAAAATCCACTAACTTTGCAACCAAAGATAATCTCTCGCCTGGCAATCCTCTAAAGATTGTTAAAGGTACTGAGATTGATACAGAGTTCAATAATATTGCAACTGCCATTGCTACTAAGACAGATAACTCATCTGCCACCATTACTGGCGGTACTATAAATGGTGCGGTTATCGGTGGAACTACTGCCGCAGCAGGAACATTTACTAACCTTACTGTTAGCACTGCCGCTACGATTGCTTCTGCCGCCATTAGTGCGGGAACAATCAATGGTGTGGTAATCGGTGGTTCTTCTCCCCTTGCTATTACTGGCACAAACATCACTGCAAATACAGGCTTTAGTGGCCCGTTGACAGGTGCAGTGACAGGTAACGTAACAGGTAATTTGACAGGAAATGTCACGGGTAACGTCACTGGCAACATTACAGGTAATGTGACGGGCAATGTAACTGCTGCTTCTGGCACTTCTACATTCAACAATGTGACCATCTCTGGCGCATTGGACATGGATAGCAGTACATCGGCAACCATTACTGGTTTGGCAAGCCCTACAAACGATTCTGATGCGGCTACCAAGGGTTATGTGGATGCACTAGCCCAAGGTATTGATGCCAAAGCCTCTGTGGTTGCGGCTACTACTGCAAACATCACTTTATCTGGCGCACAAACCATTGATGGCATCTCGATTGTTGCGGGTGATCGGGTCTTGGTTAAAGACCAATCTACTGCTTCTGCTAATGGTATTTACTTGTGTGCAACAGGTTCATGGACACGCACAACCGATGCTGACACTTATGCTGAGTTGGTTGCGGCTTTTACCTTTGTTGAAAAAGGCACAACTAACGCTGACTCTGGCTTTATCTGCACAATAGATGCAGGTGGGACATTGGGAAGCACATCTATTACATGGGCGCAGTTCTCAGGTGCGGGTCAGATTACTGCGGGTGATGGTCTTACAAAGACAGGTAACACTCTCAATGTAGGTACGGCATCTTCAGGTCGTATTGTTGTCAATTCGGACAACATTGATTTGGCTACTTCTGGTGTTACACCAGGCACTTACCAATCTGTAACTTTTGACACTTATGGTCGTGCTACGGCAGGAACGAATCCTACGACTATTGCTGGCTATAACATAACAAATGCTTATACCAAAACTGAAATAGATTCGATCTTTGGTTCTACTACTGCTGCGGCTACTTCTGCTTCTAATGCGGCTACATCTGCTTCAAACGCCTCAACAAGTGCTTCAAATGCTTCTACAAGTGCAAGCAATGCGGCTACAAGTGAGACCAATGCGGCAGCCTCATACGATGCTTTTGATGACAGATACTTAGGTTCTAAGTCTTCTGCTCCTTCTGTAGATAATGATGGCAATGCTCTCCTAACGGGTGCTTTGTACTGGAATACAACAGTAAGCACTCTTTATGTGTGGACAGGATCGGCTTGGTCACAAGCGGCATTTACCGCAGGTGGTTTCTTAGTTAACACTAACAACCTATCTGACGTATCCAATACTGCTACTGCTCGGACTAACTTAGGTCTTGCTATCGGTACTAACGTACAAGCCTATAACGCTAACACGGCAGTTACCAACTCTGCACAGACCTTTACTGCTACTCAGACTTTCTCAGGCTCATCATCTGCTACTGCCATTGTCCTAAACGATGCAGCAGAGGTAGCTACAGTATCAGCAACAGCGGCTACTGGCACAATTAACTACGACATTACAACTCAGTCTGTTTTGTACTACACAAGTAACGCAAGTGCTAACTGGACAGTTAACTTCAGAGGCTCTAGCGGTACTTCATTGAATACTTTGATGAGTACTGGTCAATCAATGACTGTGGCTTTTTTGGTGACTCAAGGCTCAACTGCTTACTACAATTCTGCTGTTCAAGTTGATGGCACAACCTCTGGAGTGACTACTAGATGGTTAGGTGGTGCGCCTACTGCTGGTAATGCTAGTGGTATTGATAGCTATCGTTATTTGATTATCAAGACTGGTAGTGCAACTTTCACAGTCTTGGCAAGCAACACACAATTTAAGGCTTAATGAACACCGCCTACGTTTACACGCTGACTGACCCCAGAAATGGGATGCCCTTTTACGTTGGTAAGGGGCATGGTAAGCGTTGCGAGTTTCATTTAGATGAGGCTAAGTATTACACCAAGCGCAAGTCAAAGAAGCTAAATAAGATTCGTAAACTTATGTCACTTGGTATGCAGCCAATTATTACCAAAGTTGAAGAAAATGTTTCTGATGCACAAGCTATTGATTTTGAATGTTTGTTAATTGCTGAAATGCGTGATATTGGCATACCATTGACTAACATGACAGATGGTGGTGATGGTGCTAAAGGTTACAAACATACTGAAGAAAATAAACGTCTTGCTTCTGAGCGTCAAAAGAATCGTGTGATGACAGAAGAACACAAGCAAAAGATGCGGAAACCTAAGTCTGAAGAAGGTAGAGCAAACATTGCTAAAGCCAGATTAACTACAGCTTATAGGCCATCTGAAGAAACAAAGCGTAAGACTTCTGAAGCATTATTAGGTCGCCCTAGCCCAATGAAAGGGCGTAAGCAATCTGAAGAATCAAAAGCTAAAATGAGTGCAATGCGCAAGGGTTTGCAAAAACCTAAAGTTGATTGTCCTCATTGCCAAAAATCTATCGCTGTCAATGTTGCAAAGCGTTGGCACTTTGATAACTGTAAAGATAAGGAATAACAATGCCGTTACAAGCTACGAGTGGGGCTGCAAGCTACGATGGATTCGGTGGCGGGGTTGCTGTTGAGCCTGTATATATAGAACAAATTTTCAGCACTTGGCTCTACACAGGCAACGGCTCTAC